TCTATGCGCTGGCCGCATGTTTCCGACCCGTACGACACAGACTTTTTGCCGAGCTGCCAATCGGTGCAGTGAATCACTGCGACCTCGGCTTTGCCTTTGCGAGTGTCCTTCGTTGGCGGCTTGACCTTGACTGGTGGCGTACCAAGGCTTGCGTCCTTAGCGGCCTGATACACAGCCTGCACTAGCTCGTCGTTCTTGACTTTTAGCTTGGCGTACTGCTGCTGAGAACGCTTCAGTGCCTCACGCAACTGCTCGAGCGTCTGCTCCTCGGCAATCTCGTTACTTAGAGACATGCTTGCGCCTAAATCGGTAGACAACGTTCCAATCGCACTTGAAGCCATGTTTGGTCAATAGCCGGGCTATCGAGTGATTGCTGTAATCCAAGTTGTAAATCAGGTCGTACCATTCTTCGCCGTTTGGCTGTGCATCAATCCAAACGCCTAGGTCGTGCAACCTATTTTGTCTTGGTTCTATTTCGTCGCGTAACGCCATTGTCGTGATCCTCCAGGTGGTTGTCAATCTTGTGTTCCACCCTAGTAAGTATCTTGCGGACGTATGCGTGATCGTCAGCATTTTCTTTGCGTGCACGCTCAATCAGGATGGCTGGCAGGACAGCTGCGCAGATGATGGCAATACCGCTAATTAGCGCTACGTAAATCTCGGTCGGCATGCAGGCTCACAAACTGCTGCACTTTCAAGGGTACCTTGTCCCCTGTGTAGTACCTGATGTGCCAAGGCTCGGATTGCAGTTCCCAGCAGAAGCCGTACCAGTCAGCGTTAGCGAGCATCCATTTGAGTCGATCACCGCTGGCATTACTGACATCGACAGCCAAAGCGTAATTGTGCATACTTGAGCCGGGCGTAGCCATTGGGGCCATGCCGGGCTTCAAGTAGTACTTCTGACCTTTGTAGGTGCGTACTGACGTGGTTGGGATAGGTGCTGTGGTGTATCGGGCTAGAAAGCCTCGCTCTTGCGTCTCAAGGCTCCTGTACGTGTCTGCGACGCTCGTGGGCTTGAATGGCCTGATGCCGTCAGCGTGTGCAGCTCTACGCATAGCCTCCCACGCTTGAGCCGCCAACGGATGTAGTTGCCCATAGGGCCGAATTGTTTTGAGCAGGTATGTAGGCAATCGGCCTGGCTGTACGCCTCGTAGGTCAGCAGGTAGTACGACTGGCTTGACCGGGTATTTCACTTGCGTCCGTACCGCGTGTCTTTAGTGTTTGCCCAAGCGTAGATCATTGGCAGTACTGCTGCTATCCCGGCTTTTAGCGCGTTTTCTGCGTTGTAGTTGCTTGTGATAAGCACGGCGGCGCTTCCAGCGACGAAAGCTTTCAACCAGTCTTCGAGTATGGATGTCACCTTGGGAGACACGCATTACTCCTCGTCGGGTTCAGGTGGTGGCGGTGGTACTTGCACCACGCCATCAATGACTTCCCAGCCAATTGCGGCTGGATGTGCTTCGTCGTACTCGATGTAGTGCGCTGGGTCGTTGTTGACCCAATCGGCTGCTACGACTTCTACGTTGACTACCACGCCTTTGGTGGTGTCGGGTTCAACGATTGCTACTGTGCGCTCGCTCATACTTGATACTCAATCCAAATGTAGCCGCTGCCACCTGCTGCACCTGATGTACCAGCAGTACCACCTGCGCCGACCGTAATGGTGATGCTTGCGGCTGGTGTTACTGCGCCACCAGCAACAACATACGCACCGTTTTGTGCATGAGAAGTATTGATTTCGCCCGTTGTAAAGAAATTACCTATTGCACCATTTCCGCTATTGGCTGCACCTGCTACTGGTGTTGAGTTGACGGTGAATGTATTTGCGTTACCGCCAGTTGCCGTAACGGTGCCGCCAGAAAAAGCCACGGACGAATTGCCGCCAGCGCCAGCGCTCACACCTGTTCCGCCGCCGCCTGCACGAATGTGCGCAATTGCGTAAGTAACTCCGGCTGGAACAGTCCACGTACCCGAAGCAGTAAAAGCAGCTACGTTAGTCACGCTTCCAAGGTTAGCCCACGAAGTGCCATTGTAGAACTGCACCTTGTCAGTGGACTCCAAATAACACAATTGGCCTTCCGCCAAAGTCTTTTCACCAGAGCCACCAAACGCCGCGTCACGCGCTGTGGTATCAGCGAACACTGGCACACCAGTTCGCGCGCTCTGATTCATCTGATCACTGGTCAACACCTGCGACGCCTGGAAACTCGGAACTGTGGTCTGTGCGTTAGCGCCCATGGTTACCTCATCCTAATACGTTTGTGCCATCAAGTTGACCGTACACCGGGTCATCCAAAATGAGCTGGAACACAACAGTGGTCGGGGCTGTGTAGTACGTAATGCGATGGCCTGACGCAAAATTGATGTTGCCCTCGATGCCTTCAATGCTCAGCTCGGACGTGATGGTTGACAGCCCGGTGATGTCTTTGGTGATTGTGATGGTGTCTCCGATGTCCACGGTGGCAGCCAAATTGCGCTCAGCGTTGTCCAGTAGGGCAAAGCTGGTGCTGACAGCCGTAAAGCGTGGCGATGGCTCAGGCTCAAGCAGATAGTCAGCCAAGTCATCAATCTCGCCTTGCTGATGCAGCAGGCTGTTCGTAATCGATTGCGATTGAATGAAATACGTGGCCTGACTGGTCAAATCCTCAGCCAATGCATTCTTGCCATCGAGCGCCTGCACGTACGCGCGATTCAGCACGCCATCAGCGTCAAACTCAATCTCCACGTTGTCATACGGTGTGTTGGTGTTGTCATCGGCAAACGTGATGACCGAACCGCTCAGCGTGGCTCCCACACGCGGCTGGAACGTGAACACGCCCGATCTGCTCATAAACACTCGGCCCTGCTCTGCCTGGTTGATTTGCGTGATGTAGCCGAGCGTGTTTTGCCCGGCATTGAGCGTGTATGAGCTGTCATGGCCCAGGTTGACCGTGCCCACGTCAATAGCCGTGGTGCCTGTGTAATTGACCTCTGGCAGCGCTAGAACTGTCTCAATGCGTTCTCCCGAGGTTTCCGCACTCGGGTTGAACGCAGCCATCTGCGTCTGAGCCAGCAGGTAAAAATCGTCCGAGCATTGCACAGCCACCGTGTTAGGGCCAGCCAAAGCAAACTCGTAGTTATAGGCCGTGACGTAGCCAACGAACAAATACTCCGATGATCGACTCAGCCTGACTCGACGCATAGGTGCAAGCCCAGGTTTGTCGTTGCTTGGGTCGTAATAGGGGCTGGCAGTGTCATACGGCCCAAGGATGCCTGTCTCGTCCGTCATGCGGAAGCTCATCGTCCCGGCACCGAACTGATCGTCAATGTTGCGGCGACCTCGCTTGTAGGCAACCTCGGTCACATACTCGGTGATGTCTGCGTAACCAGTTTGTGGCCCTAAGCCATAGGTGGTGTTGTTGAGTACGCCTTTAGTTGCGTCATCCAACCTGAATGAGTTGTAATCAAAGCCTGTGTCAAGCTCGAGCAGGTAACTACCTGATTGGACAACGCTGGCAGCCATGGTTACGCAATCTGTACGTCAAGTGGGCCGCTGCGACGGTTGTACTGTTTCAACGCGTTCACGATGGTGTCACCGAGGCGCTCGTCGGCAATCGTGCTGTTGACGGTCACGTTGTACACAGCCTGCTTTGGCGCGTATGCCGCGTCCAGCATGGCTGGTACTTCGTAGTAGCGGCTCTTGGGGTCATACACCGAAGGGTCAAACGGCATGACGGTCATGCCACCACCACCGCCACCGCGACTACCACCGCCACCGCCACCCGATGGTGCAGGCAACGTGACCGGGGCAATGGCCGGGATGCTTGGCACTTGAATCATGCGCTCCACTCGATCAGGGCCAGCAGCTTCTGTCGGGCCGCCACCACCACCGCCCGGCTTGAGCGTCGGAATGTTGCCTATTGACAGCTCTGGAATGAACGAAATGTCCGAACCTGGCTTTATCAAATTGATTCCACGAATCACCAAATTGATTCCTGAAATAATGCCGTTGATGACGAACTCCCACGTGTTGAGGATGCCATTCATGTAGCCGATTACTGCGTTAGCGACTTTGGAGAACACGTTGCGGAAGGTTTCGCTCTTAGTCCAAGCCGCGACAAAGCCAACTACCAAC